CCCTTTCCCAACCCCCACCTCCACACGTGTGTGGTAGGTGGGGGGTGGGAGAGGGGGGGGGCTTGGGGGGGGCGAATTTTTTTTTTACTTTCCTCAGAGTGTCTAAATCCAAAAGAAGAACCAGCAGTGGGTAAGATATTATACTCGGGTTTTAACAGATCCAAATAATATTGCTCCCTTTCTACACATTTAGAAGGCTCACAGTATTCGAGTATTTCTAGAGAAAAATTAGCATAACCATACTTTAACAATGCTTTATAAATAACCATATAATCGTGTCACATCAAATACTTAATATTATAATAGTTATAAAATCTCAATCCCAGGTTTGTACCACTTCCGACATAACTTTTGCCGCGGAGTGAGTCCTTGTTTACCCACCGGGAAATACCTGATTTCCCTTTATTATCTTTAATGATATCCTGTTTATCCCGGTCAGAATTCGTCCTAATCGATTAAAATGGGTTAAAATTGTAAATTCATTCAATTTGTTTATGGATGAGATATTTCGCTCAATCATAAAAGAAGAAGATTATATGGGCGAAACTGAAATAAAAATAAACAAGCAAGCACTCCGCAACTAAAAAAGAAGGCAAAGAAATAAAGGAAGCGAGGTTAAACCTTGGTAAAATATATCTTCCTTTATATGGTTTTTGTTGATTTCGAGCTAAATAATTTTTAATGGCTTCCTGTCGGATATCTAGGGCTGTCGCAGCTGCACTGAAAGAATCCAAAGTAGTGGTAAGTTTCTTTATCCAAAACTTCTATCTTTTGGCCAGGTCTACCTGCTCCAGCTGGCCTATTACGACCTATAAACTTAACGAGAGTCTCTTCAGTGTGTTTTCGACCCATATGAGCTTCACTAATTTTCGTTTTAGTTTCTTCTGCATGGTTGATGACCTTTTTTAAAACGACCAGAATGCTCGGCTTCTCTCACTTTTTGTTTAGTTTCTGCAGAATGTTTAAATCCCAAACATGAACCAGATTTAGCTAAAATATTGTACTCAGGCTTTAATAAATCCAAATAAAATTGTTCTCTAATGATAACATTTTGCGGATCACAATATTCAAGAATTTCCAGTTTAAAGCTCGAATACCCATATTTTAAAAGGGCTCTGTTAATTGACATATTACATTTAGGGTTAGAAAGCGTAGAATAATCGTAATAATATCGGAGTCTTCGGTAGAGATTAACACTACTACCAACATAACTTTTACCTGATACGTTATTAGTTCAACGATAAATACCTGATTTACCCTTGTTTTCTCTAAGAATATCCACCTTTTGCAAGTCAGAGTTCTCATAAACCGCCACTGGAACTAATTCACTGTTGTCGTTGCCTGTAACAGTACAAAAGTGACTTGCACCAATTGGTGTAATAGCTATTAATAAGTCCGCCGAGTCGGCGGAACCTAAAAAAAAGGTAAAGTGGAAAAATATATTTATTAATATAAAAGAAATTAGGCCCGTCGACTCTGAGAGCGCGAAACCTAAAAGTGTATAAGAAGTAACCTCTTTAAAATCTGATTTAGATCCGCGATAACCCACGTTCTTTTCAGAAGCCTTCTGGCTTATTACCATACCTGAGTAATTAGTTCAGCCACTCATAGCCTTTCGACTATGGCTTGGTACCAGAAGTTCTAGGGTGTCCCCGGAGTTTGGTAATTTATCCCATATAGATGATTTCCCAGATCATCCGGCAGGAGATCAAAAATGGAACACGGCCATCAAATTTATCATGCAAATAAATAAAAAGTAAATACACTTTTCCATTGCATTTGCGAAGCCATCTTTCGGTGTAGTGATGCCCCGCAGGCAATTTAGATTATTTTCTTCCTTTGTTCATTCCAGCTTTAATTTTACGAATTTGGTCTAGCCCTTCAGCAGTTAGATGAGCTTTATTTTTTATTAAGTCAGCTGCTTGACATCAGTCAGCAAAATCCTTAGATTTTACACCTATGATTGAATACTTTTTAAAAAATGGAATTACTTTATCAGTCAACGAGTCAAAATTTGTAACTAAAAAATCGACGCCCATTCCATTAGATCTTCTAGATACTCTTCCACAGCCGAAGAACCCGATTAAACTTTTCATTAATTGCTCATCTCGATTGTGCTGAGTAATTTGAAATACTAATTTTACTGCTTGTCCTAATTTTGTTTTCGATTTATAAATATCAATAAGAAAACAACCTTCACCAGATGTGAATCCTGCTAATCAATAAGGATTATTGATAACTTGATCTACAATTAAAGGTCTTTTTGAAGGAACTATATTAGAAAAAGCTAATTTTAAGTCCGTTCCGAAAGAGGATAAACCTCAATTCATGGCGGCTTTAATTGCAACTATTTTATGGAGACCCTCTAAAGTAAAATGTTCTTTATTTTTCATTAGTTCAATTACTTGTTTTCATAAAATAAAATCAGCCTTCTTTTGACTAATTAAAGGATACTTCTCAAAATGATCAATGATTCATATTAAATCTTTTTAGAACAAACTGAATATGTAACACTGTCTTTACCCTTATAAATATTACCTCGTCCTCCACAAAATTTTTGAATCAATTCCAAGATTGCTTTATCTTTTGAATGAAGAACAATAGTGAATACAGCTTCTATACCTCAACTAATTTAGATTTTGGTCTTTTCCGAATAGTAACTATGAATGAGCCCTCAGCGTCTACAAATCCTGTAACAAAGTAAGGATTTAGTGACAAACAGGTAGCTAGGGTAGAATACAATCTTAATTTCGCACCCCTTAGAGATTCAAGCGATCAAAAATAAAACACGCTATCAAATTTATCATGCAAATAAATAAAAAGTTTTCCGCGGAGCTTCTCCTTAGATTTATTCATATTCGGGGGCTAACTTAATTTTACTGCTCAACCAACTTTATTTTTCTTGTCTCTATAAATACCAATAGTGAAACATCCTTCACCATCTATAAGTCCAGTGAAGAACCAAGACATATTTACTTTATTCTGCTCCAACTCGTACTGCCGGATAGCATAGGAAGAATATAATCGGATCCCCGACTGCATAAGAAATATATAATATAATAAATAGAGGTTAAACTTTGGAGAATTTATATTTCCCTTTAAACGGCTTATTGGTATTACGAAGAATATACTGAGAAATTGAATTTATGGTAGGCTCGGGCAGCTTCAGTAATTGAAGGATAAACTGGTTTTAATTCCTGTCTCCAGGTCCAGTACTTCTATAGATACTTTAATAGCTTTCTTTGCTTCACTCATTCTTTTCTTACTTTCCTCAGTATGGGTACTGCCTAACCGAATTGTGTTACCTAACCCTGCTTCTCGGCGCCAGCGACGTTCTCAGGGGAGAACTGGGCCTCCGGCCCAGTTTCCTCAGTTTGTTTTCGACCTAGACGAGTCTTAGAAAGTTTCCATCTATGCCCCAAACAAGAACCAGCAATTTTTAAAATATTATACTCGGGGTTTAAACTATCGAGATAATATTGCTCTCTTTCTAAACAATTAGAAGGCTCACAATATTCAAGAATTTCCAGCTTAAAGTTAGAATAACCATATTTTAAGAGTGCTCGAGAAATAGGCATATAATCGCTTCTATTTAAACACGCTAAGCTAAAATATTTACTAAAACGAAAAGAAAGATTTGTACTGCTACCTATATAACTTTTACCTGATTCCTTATTTACCCAACGATAAATCCCGGATTTTCCTCGGTTTTCTTTAAAAATAGCTAGTTTATCTAGATCAGAATTAGAATAAGTTACAACTGGTGTAGCAGCTAATGCTAAAAATGAGTCCGTTGTATTTACTTCCGGGGAAAATAATAATAATAATAATATTATAACCCCTATTATTTGGTTAGAAAGGATTTTGACTTGATAGTTTCTTTCGAAACCCGTTAGAGTATATCTTAAACACGGTGCAATAGAGCAGATAAATCCCTTTTATTTTCTTCCAGTGTTCATTCCCGCTTTAATTTTACGAATTTGGTCTAGCCCTTCTTTGGTTAGATGAGCTTTATCCATTAATTTCGCGACTTTGCAAAAATCACCGAAGGGGACCTTCGGGGATTTGATTCCTAGAATAGGATATTTATGAAAGAAGGGAATAATTTTATGAGTCAGATCTGAAAATTTCTGAACTCGAAAATCTACCACTAGACCTCTTTCTCTAATTGACCCACAACCAAAGAAAGCAATCAAACTTCTCATTAGTTGCTCATCTCTTACATGTTGGGTTAGTTGAAATACCATTGTTACTTGAAACCCGATACGATGAGTAGATGAATTCAAGATATTTATCCAGAAAGATCCTTCACCTGACGCAAACCCAACTAATCAATTAGGATCTTTAATCTGACAATTTAATACTTTAGGCCTCTGTACTGGAATAATTCCTGGAAAGGCAGATTTTAACTCATCGGGTAGACCATTATTCATTGAAGCTTTAATTGCCACAATTTTACTTATCCCTTCCATTGTTAGATGTTCTTTTTTTGGATTAACATAAGTGCTTGTTTAAATAATTGATAATCAGATCATTTTTTAGTTATTACCGGATATTTATCAAAATGATTTACTATTACTATTAAATTTTCTACCGATTGAACACGATAATGAATTGAGTCAGATTACCTCCCCTTTTTAAGTTCACTTACACTTTAGAAACCCCAACACCACCACTGAAAATACCTGATTTATTTGTATTTTCAGATAGAATTTTACCTTTATCAGCCTCAGCCGTTAGAATAACTTTTGATTGGAATAATAGCACACAGTAAAAAAGGATCAATATCAAATAATGTAATAATACTCCCCACTAAAAAAAAAAATAACTTTGAATCTGTTCTAATAGCACTAGATCTTTTTTATGTATAGTTATTTGAAAACAATGACTAACACGTCAACCAACTTTTCTTTCCTTATTTCTAACAACACTAAGAGTAAAGCAAGATTCAGCATCCGAGAAACCTGTAGCGAATCAAGGGTTCATTGTTAAATTCGTAATTAAATCCTGACTTACTATGGAAGTATATGATCTGCCGTAATGGGGATTTATATGTTATTTGGTTACCCTTCGTAAGGATTTTTACTCGATAGTTTAGAGAGAAACCTATTAGAGTACACCTTACTTTAGAGGGCACCACACCGTGTCAACTACCGTTTACTCGTTGCTCTTTTACAATAGCCCTCGGATATCTTTAGTTAGCCAGCTAATTTTTGCAATAAATATCTTCCTTTATATGGCTTATGAGTATTACGAGAAAAATACATACGAATACTACCTGAAGGTACACCGCCAGGCTAGGGCTGTTTCACTCATTGAAGGATAAGTTGGTTTTAATTCCAGTTTCCATATCGAGAACTTCTATCTGAACACTAGGACTACCTGCTCCTTCTGCTCGTTTACGACCTTTACTACCTGTTGCATTATTGTTACCTTTTTTCGCAGCAGACAAATTTGCTAGATGTTCTGGTGTGAAAATACGACCTTTTAATTTTGCTTTCATTTTAGCAACACTCTCATCAGAATGCCTGGAAACCAAGTAAGGAGGCTGCATTTTTTAAAATATTATACTCAGGTTTTAACCTCTATAAAATATTGCTCCCTTGAAACTGCTTCAGATGGTTCACAATACTCCAGTATTTCTACGCTAAAGTTGGCATAACCATATTTAAGAAGCGCTTTATTGATTAACATGTTTTTATTTCTTTTATTACTTATAAAGTTAATATTATAGTAACCTCCAAACCTTTTGGCTAAATTCACACTACTTCCTATATAGCTTTTTCCATTTACTAGGCCTACTCAGCGATAAACTCCGCTTTTACCATTATTTTCTTTTATAATTTGTAGCTTCTGAATATCAGCATTACTATATTTGATCACCGGAACCACTGAATTGTTAGTAGAATAATTTCTCACATCAACGGATAAACCGGAGGAAACTTCAATAGACACCAATTAACTTCAGCACTATTATACCTGTTTAAAAATATACTGACCTTTATAAGGTTTTTGCTGATTACGCTTTAAATAACTAGAAATAATCCCGCAATCCATATTTAAGGCTCTGGCAGCTGCACGGATAGAATCGTAAATAGTTGTTGAATTATTTTTATTATCAAATACTTCTATTCTTTTACAAGGTCTACCCGATCCTACAGGTTTTACTTGGCCCAACTTCGCATCTGATATTTTCTTACGAGATTCAGCTGAATGGTTTTTCCCAAAAAAAGCTGCTTGCAGACCTGTCTTAGCTTCAGAAATCTTCTTACGAGTTTCATCGGAATGGGTCTTTCCTCCGAAGGAAAAAAAGGATTATTCTCTCCTGCCCGCTCAGGATAAACTTTTCCTTTAAAAAAAGCACTCAATTTAGCCCGAGTCTCGTCCGAGTGGTTACGGCCTAAAAACGGATGACTTGGTTCTGTTGGTTAAATAACGGTAGACAAGACTAGATTATTTGCATCACGTTGTTTTTAAAAGACAACTTCTAAGCTCGGGATCATCAATATAAATTACCCCGGTGTATGTAAGAAAAAATTTTCACTTATATAAAGTAGCTATAACTTTTTAAAGGTATACTGACCTCTAAAAGGTTTAGTTCGATTCTTAATAAAATAAGCAGATACTGATTGAAAAGGAATATTTAAGGCTCTTGCAGCTTCCCTCATAGAATCGTAAGTAGTTGTTTGATTAGTTTTGTTATCAATAACTAATATTTGTTGAGAAGGTCTTCCTGATCCTTCGGTTCTGGGCTTACCGAACAACGGATGTTTTTCTCCTGTTCTGCGCAAGCGAAGTCCCCCGACTGCACCAAAGGTGCTGGAGGAGACTTTTGATTTTTTATTTTACCCCCCCTCTTTAGTCCCTCCCAGGAGTTTATCTCCGGGGAGGGGGGGGGTTTCAAAAAAAATCCAAAAAAAAAGAAAAAGTCGCCACCCTAAAGGGGTGGAGACTTCGCTTGCGCAGACCCTCCTAGGAGAAACAGACGGATTATTCTCTCCACTCGTAGCACCCGATATCTTTTTACGAGTTTCATCGGAGTGATTTTTACCAAACATAATATTATTTTCTCCTACGTGCAGACCTTTATGAGCATCTGACATTTTTTTTCGAGTTTCGTCTAAATGTTTAGGCCAGACATTGGAGCAGCAGGGCCTAGGGCTATATTATATTCGGTTTCAAAAGATCCATAAAATGCTTCTCCCTTGTTAATAACTCAGAAGAATCACAATATTCTAATATTTCAAGATAAAATCCTGAATATCCGTATTTAAGTAATGACTTACAAATAGCCATATAGTTTTGTCTTGTTAAATTATTAACATTAAAATATTGACTAAATCTTCTTCCAAGATTTACACTCGACCCCACATATTTTTTACCGTGCGTCAGATTGGTAAAGCAATATAAATTACCCCGGTGTATGTAGAGCCAGCAAAAATTATCACTTATATAAAGTAGCTATAACTTTTTAAATGTATACTGACCTTTATAAGGTTTCTGTTGATTTCTAATAAAATATTTTGAGATTGCTTGGAAATTAATATTTAAGGCTATAGCTGCTTCACTAATAGACTCGTAAACAGTTGTTTGATTAGTTTTGTTATCAAAAACTTTTATAGCTTGAGAGGGCATTCCAGATCCTTCTATCTTCTTCTGACCTTTTTTAAAACGACCAGAATTCTGAGAATCTCTATGAGCATCTCTCATTTTTTGTTTAGTTGAATCTAAATGTTTACGGCCATACATTGGAGCACCTGGTTCCTTTGCTATATTATATTCTGGTTTGAATTTATTAAAGTAATAACCCTCTCTTTCTCGACATTTCTCAGGTTCACAGTACTCCATAATTTCTAAACTAAAATTAGAATAACCATACTTCAAGAATGCCCGATTAATATTCATGCAATAATTTTCAATTAATTTATTAGTATTATAATATACCAAAAATCTTTTTCTGAGATTTACACTCGACCCCACATATTTTTTACCGTTAGTCAGATTGGTAAAGCAATAAACACCAGATTTGTTTTTATTTTCTTTAAGTATTTCGAGTTTTTGGGTATCAACATTTGCGTATACCCTTACTGGAACAACAGATTCAGGTAAGGTATGTAAACCATTAAATAACCGGAGGCAGGCCGAAGTAGAAGAGAAATTTCTACTATTAAAAGGAAATATAGCTAATAAAATTGAGTTAGAGAAAAGTAACTCATTAAAGTGCAGTACCAAGGAGAGAATGAAGGAGATATAAGGAGAGAATGCATAAATTAGCAAACTAACTAAGACTAAATAGACTACTGATTTAGATCCGCGATTTCCCATTTCTTTTTCAATCATCTTTTGACTTATTACCATACATGAGTAATTAATTCATCCACCTGTGGCCTTTCGGCCACGGTTTGGTACCAAAAGCTTTAGGGGTTTCCCGGAATTTGATAGTTTTACCCGTAATAGTGATTTCCTATATCACACAGCAGGTGCAGCTGATACTTTAAATAAATATCCTACAGACATAATTAAAAATCCCATACTTAATATTTCAGGTTTCGCACCAAAAGAATATATAGTAGAAATAGGTTCTCCAAATGCTGAAGGAATTTCTATATTATAGAAAACATATATACCATCTAAACTTGTTAGACCACAATTTGCATATAATAGCCCTGCAATGCGATCGGATTTAACATACAAATAAATCTTGTTGTTATTTGGCTGCTCCTTCGGAAGAACAGCCAACAGCTGTCTTTCAACTACATAAGATCCCTACTTACATTAATATAATCTACCTCTGTTCATATTGCCTATAATGCCTTGGATTTTATTTAATCCTTCTAGATTAAGATGGTCTTTGTTTTTAATTAACTCAAATATCTTACATCAATCCAGAAAATTCAAGTGTTTTTCGCCCAATATAGGATATTCCTTAAAAAAAGGAATAAGTTTACTTTCTACGTAGACAAAGTTTTCTACTCTAAAAAGAAAAACCTCTTTATTTTTATAAACATGTCCACAAGAAAAGTAATTTTTTAAACTTGACATTAGTTCATCTTCTCTAATGTGTTGAGACAATGAGAACACTAAAATGATTCTTTTTTTTAGTTTATGCGTTGTAGAATTAACAACATGAGCGAGGAAACAACCTTCCGCTGAAGTAAACCCTGCTATTCAGAAAGGATCAGGAATCGTGCAAATTAATCTACCATCTAAATTACGAGTAGCTGGAATAATGGAAGGAAAAGCTGTCTTTAATTTCGCAGATAAACCTAAATTAAGAGAGGCTTTTATTGATACTATTTTATCAAGACCTTGAATAGTTAAATGTTCTTTATTTAACATCATATAAACTACTTGTTTAAAAAGTTGGAAGTCACCTCACTTTTTCTTTGTAATAGGAGGATATTTATCAAAGTGATTTATTATAACAATTAATTCTTTATCGGATTGAACTATTAATTGAACTGCATCCTCCGCTTGGTTATATACCGCCCCTACCCCAAAGAATTTTTGGATTCCATTTAATAGATTCAAATCTTTTTTATGTAAACCTATTTTAAATTCAACTTGAACACGTCAACCTGTTTTGGTTTTATTATTCTTAGTTATGTTAATGATGAAAGATCCTTCACCCTCAACAAACCCAGTGATAAATCAAGGATTGATGCTTTCGAATAAAGAAGTTTGACTACTTTGGACAACATGGTAAGAATTAAATCTTACCTGACGATTTATTTGGTTAGTAAGGATTCCGATTTGATAGTTTCTTTCGAAACCCTTTAGAGTACATCTTAACAAAGGTAAATAATTACCCATGTAACTACCGTATACTCGTTGCTCTTTTACAGTAAGATAATTTAATCCTACTGACTTAGATACGCGGTTGCCTATTACAGTTTTCTGTATCACACAGCTTATTACCATACATGAGTGATTAGCTCATCCCCTAATAGAATTTCTTCCAACGGTTGGTACTGTGGGCTTTAAGGGTTTCCCGTAATTTGGTAGTGGAGGACCAGAGAGGAGAAGTCCTGATTCTCCCCGGGATCCTAATAATATAAAACAAGAAGATAAACCCAAGGTATCAGATTTATCATACAAATAAATTTAAGTTAAACGTTAAACTTTAAAAGCTTTTATCTCTTCGGCTATTCATTCCAGCTTTAATTTTACGAATTTGCTCTAATCCTTCAGAAGTTAACAGAAAAGTGACAGTTTATTTCATAATTAAATGAAAAACCAACAAAAAAGAAATAAGAATAAAGTAAAGAAAAAACAAAATGAATGGAAGGGGGTCATCTTAACAGCAAATGGAAAACACAAGGAACTAAAATAATTATAACTTTTTGAAAGTATATCTACCTTTATAAGGGTTTTTTTGATTTCTAATAAAATAAATAGAGATTGCTTGAAAAGAAATATTTAAGGCTATTGAAGCTTTATGAATAGAATCATAAGAAGTCGTAATATTATTTTTAATATCAGTAACTTCTATTGCTTTAGAAGGCTTTCCTGATCCTTCGACTTTTTGACCATAATTAGGATGATTCTCTCCTGGCTTATAACGACCAGAATGCTCAATTTTCTTAGCAATATCCGACATTATTTTTTTAGATTCCTCGGAGTGTTTATGACCTAATGAAGAGCCAGCTTTTGGCAAGATATTGTACTCATGGGGTAAAGAGGACAGATAATAATCTTCTCTTTCTATACATATATCAGGGGAACAGTACTCAAGAATAGTAAGAGAAAAATTAGAATGACCATACTTTAACAGAGCATTGTATATATAACTTTGACTATTTTTTTAATGAATTTTCCATAGCCTTCGTAGAAAAATCAAATTTTAGCCTATCTGACAAGTCAATTGCACTTCCGATATAGCATTTATCATTAATACGATTTGTTCACAAATAAACACCTGATTTATTTTGATTTTCTTTTAGAATTTTTTTCTTTTCATCCTCAGCATTAGAATAACTTTTTATGGGAATAATAGCAGCAAGTAAAAAAAGACCCGCTTCGCTTGAAAAGGAAGAAACCCAGTACCCTAAAAATGAATTAACATTTTGAATTAAAAATATTTGCCCTATTAGTATAAATAAAATAATCCAAGCAAATTCGAGAATTCTAAATTGTTCTCACATTTTAATTAGGTTATTTTTATAATAAATATATAAAAAATAACTACCTGTATATTGGGTTAATAAGAGATAAGACATTTTGTTTTCCGTTTTATTAAATTTATTTGATTAGACAAGATTCTGATTTGATAATTTCTTTCGAAACCCATTAGAATACACTTTATACCCCTTAATTGTAACTTAAGGGATAAACTACCGTCTACTCGTTGCTCTTTTACAGAGAAACTTCGCTAATTTTTTGCAACAAATATTTTCCTTTAAATGGTCTTTGTAGATTACGAGAAAAATACATACGAATACTACCTGTAGGTACACCGCCAGGCTAGGGCTGTTTCACTCATTGAAGGATAAGTTGGTTTTAATTCCAGTTTCCATATCGAGAACTTCTATCTGAACACTAGGACTACCTGCTCCTTCTGCCCGTTTACGGCCCTTACCTCCTCTTCCATTTATGTTAGCTTTCATCCCATTACTAATTTTAGCCTTAATCTCTCCAGAAGGACTTGTACCAAAAAGCGGATGCTTATCACCTTGACGAGCTGTACTCATTTTAGCTTTGGTCTCTTCTGAATGTCGGAACCCTATTAAGGATCCAGCTACCTTCAAGATATTGTATTCTGGCTCTAAGAGATTAAGATAATATTGCTCTCTTTTTATTGTATCCTCAGGTGTACAATACTCAAGGATCTCATCTCCAATTTTAAGTTGGAGTAACCATACTTTAAAAGCGCTCTATATATTGTCATGCTACCTTTAGAAATATGCTCTAAATTGTAATATTGATACAATCTTTTAGATAGATTAACAGCTGACCCTACATAAGTTTTACCATTAATATTATTAGTTCAACGGTAGATACCAGCCTTTCCTCTGTTCTCCTCAATTATAGATTTCTTATGAAGATCAGCATTAGAATAAGTTGTAATCTTTGCCTGGGCCGGAGGCCCAGTGTTTTTTTTTGCGTCGCGCCCGGCTCCAGCGCTGCTTCGCAGCGCGGGACGCTAAAGAACGCAAGTTATAATTAACATACCGCCTACTTACTAAATTTTGTTTACAAAGATGAGGCATGATCTCTACCTTTGTTCATTTTAGCTTTGATTCTTATTATTTCTTCTAACCCTTCTGTAGTTAAATGACTTTTATTTTTTATTAACTTTACAATTTTACATAAGTCTAAATAATCAGAATTTTTGGCTCCAATTAAAGGATGTTTTTTTAGAAATGGTAATATTTTTTCATCTATGTCCGTCAAATTTGAAACTATATAATCAACAACTTGCTTATTATTTGAACGAACTTTAACTCTACCACACCCTAAAAGTTTAATAAAACTCTCCATTAATAAAATATCTCTTATATGTTGAGTAATTCTAAACACTAATCCTATTGCTTTACCTGAGTTAGTTTCCGAAGAATTACTAACTTTAATAGTAAAATTTCCTTCACCTTCAATAAAACCAGTTAGCCAATTAGAATCAATAGTTAAAGGTAACCCTACGATAGGCCTCTTAACGGGTTTGACGTCAGTAAAAACTTCTTTTAAATCTTTACTTAAGCCTCAATTCATAGAAGCTCTTATAGCTATAATTTTTCGAAATCCTTCATCAGTAAGATGTTCACCACGATTTATTATTTCAACTGCTTTTTTAAGTAATTCATAATCCGCTCGTTTTTGAGTAATTAATATGTTGTCAAAAAATTGAATAATTTTATTTATATTTTCAATAGAATTAACTACTAGCTGAATTGAATCTTTTCCTTGTTTATAAATTTTTCCTACGAAGCAGTCCCCGTCGTCGTCTTCGACTCGGGGGCTACTCCTAACGTTGCATAATTTTATATCTACCTTTGTAGACTCTAGATCCAGGGTCACTTAAACAATATCTAATAGCACTAGGAGCGCAAGAAAGAGCCCTAGCTGCTTCACGGATAGAATCATAAATAGCCGTTTCATTTGTATATAGATCAAAAACTTCTATCTTTTTACATTTATCCTTTACAGCTTCTTTCATTTTAGTTTTAGTTTCCTCTGTGTGAGTTTTTCCTGACCAATTAGTATTACCTATCTTAGCTGCAGCCATTTTAGCTTTAGTTTCCTCTGGGAGAGTTTTTCCATATAAGGGATGCTTATCCCCTGACATTGCTGCGGATATTTTTGTTTTGCTTTCTTTTGTATGTTTGTGCCCAGCACGTGAACCGGCAGTTTTCAATATATTATATTCAGGCTTAAAAAGATCCATGTAATACTGTTCTCTTTTTATATTATCCTTAGGGTCACAATATTCAAGTATCTCTAAACTAAACCCCGAATAACCATATTTTAACAACGCTTTACAAATAGCCATGTCTGTATTTCCAGCTAAATATTTAGCGTTATAATAATCATACATTCTTCCTCGTAAATCAATTGAA